TCAACCTGATTTGTTAGTGCTTGAAGCTGTGCTTGTATCTGTGGATTAGTTGCAGCTTGTTGTTGCATCATCATCATCTGTTGCATTTGCTCTCTAAACTCTAACTGCACCTGTTCTTGTGCCATTAAACTAATATGTTCTAAAATATTTTTTTGTATTGCAGCCATAACTGCAGGATTATTTCTAACAATGTTAGTTGACATAAAATTTAAGTGAGCTGTAATGTGTGCTCTATGATCTTGACCAGGAAACGCTTGAAAAGGTTTGCCAGCCAAAGCATTAATATGTTCTAAACTTGGATCCATCGGTGCTGTTGGTGCCGGTGGAGGTAAAACTGCATCAACATCTTTTACACCTATTGCATTATACATGTTTCTATAGATTTGATACATGTTATGTAATTGTGGATTAGATGTTGCGATCTGTAATTGTGTTTGTGCTAAAGTAATTCTTTGCGACATTGAAAAAATATTAGGATCAGCTACTGGTATTACGTCAACTCTATTATCAAAATCAGTTTGTTTTATATTTCTTGCACCACCAACTACATCATAAGGATATTCTGGTGGTAAATATTGTGAAACAACTTTTGCAAGTAATTTAAATTCTGCTTTCATTGCTGAATAACATCTTTTGTGTATTGCAGACATAACTCTTGATCCACGTTCCAATAATGCAATTGTTGTTCCAACTGCAGCACCTTGATTGCCATCACCAACTTGCATGTCAGCAATAGCCGCGAATCTTTGACCGGCTTGTACAACAATACCTAATAAATTTAATAATGTTTGAGATGGTTCTTTGTATGGTAATGGAAAGAATGCATCTCTCAAATTACCACCGGGTGCATCTACATCTTTAAATTCACCTGGTTGTATTGGCGATGCTTCATCTCTAACTCTTACACCTCTCTGTTTAAATCCTGCTGGTAGATTTGATAATGTACCTGCGTCTAATAATTGACGGAGAGCCGCCGTTGCCGTACGACTCAATCCGCCAATCATATGAGTGGACAAAATATTGGATCTTATTTTTCTTTAGATCATCGGGCGCATAGTTTCTCCGTATGGAGAGTACTACTCGGCTGCCTTCTTCTACAGTTACTATGTAGGGCAATTTTATTCCAGTTGGTTCACCTTGAGAATCAACTTCTTCGAAACCTTCTAAGTCTAAATTAACATGACACTCTAATAAAGTATATACTGGTTCATTTCTTCCAGTTTTTTTACTACCTTCAAGATCACGTTCTTTTTTTGCAAGTTCATCATTTGAATCTGTGCCTGGAGGACCTAAATCCACATCTTTATAAAAACCATTAACTTGTTGTTTTCTTAATTCGTTTTCAGAAATTTTTACTTTATGAATAATCGCTTCCGCATCGTCTAATGAGGTAGCCGTGTACGGAACGATTAATTCATCTGCTGGAACAAACTTAGATACAGCTCGTCCCATATTTACATCGTAGTAAACTTTTTTAAATGTTGAACCCGCTAATGGTAAATGAAATAACATAGAATCAAACTCTGCTTCGTATTCTTTCATTTGATCCATAACTAAATAGTTCATGAAATCTTTTACACGATTTGCTTGTTGTTCTGTTCCAGGATTTTTTACACCAATAACTTGTGTTCTTACTGGTCCATCACTTGGTAATAATTCTTTGTAAGCTTGAGCTTGGAATTGTGTAACAGCTTCTGCCATTACAGGGTGTGTTGCACCTGATGCACCTTGAAACGGTTCTGTTCTATTCTCGTATTTAAATCCTAAAAGATCTAAACCTTGTATGTATCCTTGTTCCCATTCTTTTCTAGAAGTTTTGTAGTCCATATAATTTTGTGTCATTTCCATGCCTATCGGCTGCAAAACATCATCTGGTAAAAGATCTGCTAAGTTATCAAAATGTGATTCTGTTCCTGGTACGTTGATTGCACCTGGTTCGTAATCTAAAGTTACGCCACCATCTTCTTCTGGTATGACCTCGATTGGTCCTTTTTCTTCTACTGGTTCCTGAACAGCAACATCTTGCAATTCCTCTTCTGAAGGAATCTCAAGTTTGTTTCTAGTGTTCGGGAGTCCTTTGTCTATTTCTGCCATATATACTCCTAGTAGTTTCTAACACGGTTTTTAAGGGATAGCAACCCTTGTGAGTTTGGTCCTTTTACTGGTGGTGGACCTGAAGAATCACCAGCTTCTTTTGCAATACCACCGCCTGCTGCCATGAAAGGATCAAATGCTTGTCTTGCTCCTTCACTTCTTAATTCTTGTCTTTCTTCTGGTGACATTTCTTTTAGTTCTTTAATTCTTTTTTTGGTGTATTTACCTGCTTGATACAAACCTTCTGCACCTAACGATGCAATACCAATTGGTGATGCTACTCTTGCAAGTCTTAAGGCTGTTGGAGTTTTTAAACCTAAATTTAAAAGTCGTTGAATTAATTTTTGTTTTGATCTGTTTTTCATTCCTTTTGTTGCACCTATGCTTGATTTAACAAGTTCAGGAAGAAAAGCTGCTTCTGCTGCCAAACTAATTCTATTTTCAGCTTTAGTTAGATCTAAATCTGGAGTAAAAAGTGTAGCTAAACCTGTTGGTGTAAAAGCACCATATAATCCTCTTTTAGCAGATAACTTAGCAAGTTTACCATAACGAAAAGGAGTTCTTATAGGCATTGTTAGATCTATATTCACAGGTCCTCCTTTTGCAAAGTCCATTTTAATTGTTTCTTTAACTGCTTCAACATCATCAATAGGGTATTTTGCTTTTTTATAATACTCAGCAACAATGTCAGCATTTTGATTCAACGCGTTTTGTTTAAAAATAGCTTGTTCAGACATACTTAAATCCTTAAACTTTTTAGCTTTTGGATTTATTTGATTTACATATCCCATTATATATTTTGGATTAACAGTAGACATGTCCACAAAAATATCTTTAGATTTAAAAGTATCTCCAATCTTTGGAACATTTATATCTATTTTTTGAATTCTATCTGTTTGACTAGATAAATATTTTATAAAATCGTCCGTAAAATTTAATTTATTTTTAGTTAAAAGTTGTTTTACTTTTTGTGGGTTAGAAAGAGTTTCAATATAATTATTATAATTTGCATTCATCTGATTTTTAATATCAAGTAATTGTTCTTGAATTTTAGGAGTAATTTTTTTATTTTGAAGGTTTTTAAGTGTATCAAACATTTTTTCATATCGTCCTTCAAATCCAGTTATTTTATGTAATTGAGTATTTAATTTATGATCCTGATAAACTAAAGTATTTATACTATTCATGTTTGAATCTTTAAATAAATTTTTATATTTTTTTACAGACTTAGATAAAGAAAAAGGATGTCCTATATCATCAACAGCATTTGGTAAATAAACATCTAAACCTTGTGAACGTTTACTAACTCTATCCGTTAGTTGTGCTCTTACAAGTAACAATTCTGGATCAAAATTTTTTTCTATAGTATATCTGTCTTTGCCAATATCTCGTACTCTTTGACCTTTTACAAGTTTAGTTTTAGTTTTTGTTAAAAATTTATTAATTGCATCATCAACATTAAATTCACCTATTTTATTTTTTTTAACTTTTAATTTTCTTAACATGTTACCTAATTGATCATATTGAAACTTTCCAATACCAGTTCTGATTCCTTTTTTATCTCTTGTAAATTTAACACCTAAATAATGTCCTAAAGATTCTTGATCAAGAAATTTATTCTCACCCCCTCTTAAAATTTTAAATTTATTAGGATAGTTTTTCATTAGGGTTGTCATTTCTTTATATTGCAAACCATCAATCGGCTCTTCTATTTTAAATACCTTTGTATAAGGATTTTTACCAAGTCCAGATGATACTCTTTGACCTGTTTCTTGTAAATTAATTCTTTCTCTTATACCTTTAAGTACGTTTCTACTTACTCTTAAATCTTTAGCGGCCTGAGAAACACTTCCTCCTGTATATTTATCCATATAACTTTTTAAAACTTCTAAAAAGTTTTTTTCAGGAGTAAAATCTTTTGGAGTAGATTCTCCAATTTTAGTTGCACCAGTGTATGGTTGTCTTTGTCCTAAAAAATCTGTTACTATTTTTTTAGCTTTTGCAGCGGTTGTTGCACCAGATTCAATTAAATCTACTGCTTTTGGAACAGTGTCATATAGTTTTGGTAAAACAGATACACCAGCAGTCATTGGAAAACCACTTGGCCCTGTTGTAGATTCTTCTAAAGACATATCAATTAAATTATTTTGTGGAGTGATTGGATTATCTGTGCTTCCTAAAGCATATTCAATTCGTCCACCATCAGCATTTTTCTTTCTACCAAAAAACTCATCGATATTTGCTTGATTCATATCATCAATGTCATCCACAACAGTTCTTTCTTTCACATTTGGATCTATATCATCCATCATCTGTTTTATTGCTCTACTCTGCCTTTGTTGTAAAACATCCAGATAGTCTTCACCAAAATTTGCTTCAGCCCAATCAGGGTGGCGTAAAGCTCTCATTTTATCTACAAGATCAGAACGATTATTTTTTTTAAATTTTATAATATCTTTAAATAATTCTGGATCGTTTAATTTTATTTCCTCATCAATTAATTTTACATAATCATCTGTAAGCACATTTGTTTCATTTAATTTATCTTGAATAGCTTTTAATTTTCTATTTTTAACAATTTGATTTGCTTCTGGATTAGCTTTATTTATTGCCTCAAGAAGATCCATACCTTGACCTCTGTATTTATTTATAAGTTCTTTTTCAATCTTACCCTGTTGAAGTCCTTTGATACCTCCATATAATTGTTTAATAAATCCACCACCAGCCATATCTTTTCTTGGATTACGTAACACGAATTGATTAACAGCTTCTGTCTCTTGAACGTTCTGTGTTTTAGCTGGAGTAGGTGCTTTGCTTGCAGGAAAGACATCAGGAAGATCTGGCTTTTCTTTTTTAGCCCGAGTCAGATACTTTATCATCTGTGCGTATTTTAATGGGTTCATTATTCCCCTAACATTCTAGCGATACCGCCTGCTGCATAGTCATCGTAATCACTTGGATCGTAATCACCCTGTCTTCTGGTAACTGCATCCGATTGAGCTTCAAGATCTGTTGATATATCATATGCTCTATCTCTTCTTTTTTTAGATTGTATAAATTCTTTCATCGTTAATTTTTTACCTGTCGCGTATTCTTTTAGTTTTGATACATCTGAATCAAGATCACTGATACTCGAACCACCGACCTCATCAACATCTATATCATAATCATCTGGACCTGTTTGTCTACCAACTGGACCTGACTCTGCTGTAGAAAACTCTGCTGCAGGATTTGAAGCACCTTCATCGGGTAATGGTTTTTTATATTCCATTGTAGCTGTATCACCGAATACATTAGTTTCACTTTCATACTCAACTCTTACAGCACCATCATCCACGTCTTCTGTAACTCGGACTACAGAACCATCATCAAGTGTTTTCTGATGAATAGATTGTCTCTCTGCTGTTGCAAATTTTTTTGTAACATCATCACCTTCAATAATAACTTTATTAACCAATGCATCAAACCATTCTGGTTTACCAGCAACATTTTCTGTTTTAATGATTGGAACGTTCTTGACACCTTTGGCTAGTTTTAT